ACTTGTCCACCTTGTTCTAAATGTTTCATCATGTTTTCCATAACTTCTGCGCCTTGATCTATATCTCCACCACCTGCGTTTCTAACAGCATCTGCAGTAAATACAAACTCATTTACACTTAATCTTGCAGGCACATCGTCTGCTTTTTCTTTGGCTCCTATAGGTACAAACCCACCTTCAGCTCTGTAATCTTTTTCCATACCACCAAGGTCCATGATTCCACCTTCGGCTCTACCTATTCTACCACCCATAGCCATCATTGGCATCTGCATAGATGTTTGTTGTGTAGGCATAGCAAATACTTTTAATTTTTCTTGAAGAAAAATTCTGTCCTCATCTGTTAAATTTGGGTCTTGCATTTTTTGCATTATTTTAGTTATTGCTTCTTCTGTTGCTTGTGCTGCATTCATTTGCGGAGCACCCATATCAGCACCACCACCCCTGTTAAAACCTATTCTACCACCATTAGCTGCTGCTTGTGCATATGTTTCAATCATTTCTGCTGGTGTATATTTTCTAGCAGCATCTGGTAATGCAAAATTTTGTCCTCCTGCCATCATTTGTTTTTCATCTAATAAGCTAAGACCTTTTGTATATTCCTGTAGGTCCATTCCGGTTTGATCATTTACTTGTCCAAATGTGCTTGCGTCTTGTCCACCACCTCCACCACCACCTTGTTGACTTTTAGTAAACAAACCTGCTCCAATACCACCGATTATTGGTACAATGTTTTTTGCAAGTGCATCATAAACACCGCCTTCATACTTACCAGTTCCTTCGTTTTCTTTATCTAATATTTCTTTACCTTTTAAAACTCTTTGGACCCCTGGATTATTAAAAATATTTCCTATAACAGACTCACTTTTATTTTTATAAAGATCAACACCTCCTGCAAGTGCAGCTGCAGCCACTAATGGATTGTTTTTAATTGGATCCATAATGTTTTCCTGGAACCATGATCCAACACCATATTTTTTTCTTCCATCTAGACCCATGATACCACCATACGCTGCCATCTGTCTGTCAGGTTTAGGTTGAAAAGGATTTACAGGATCTTCATCACTTGGTAATATTGGACCTCTACTACTCATTTGTCCTTCGGCCATAACTTGTTGTAAAAATTGTTCCATAGACATAGGCTCATTTCCCATCTCTATCATTTCATCAACATACTGTTCGTATGCTTCTTCTAACTGAGCCATTTTCATTCGTTGTTCATCTTGCGGAGACTTAGGACCTTCGTCACCTCTATACTTTATAGGTGCTGCGCTAGTTTCTAACTCTTCTGAAATTTGTATATCTGTTATTGCCATAATTTTGTCTTCTTTTATAGGGTTTTATACCTTACTTTGTTTTTGCAAACAAATCAAGAGCCGGCATAATAACCTTTACATCTCTTCTTATATCTTCTTCAGGAATATTTGCAGCTTTTAAAGCTTCTTCATCCTTATAGATTTCGCCAGTTTTACTGTTTGATATTGTAGTTATGATCTCTTTTGGAGTTAGCATTTTTATTTCACTCATTATGTTGTTACCTCTTTCTTAATGTTTAGGTAGCTAATAGCTACATCAAACGAGTCTGTTGTGCTTGACTGTACTGTAAAAGGTGTACCACCTTCTATTATTAGCGGTTGGGTTAATAATTCTGTTGTAGTATCAGCTGTTAACGCCGCTGATTTAATAGCTGTAATACTGTTGTTTGTTACAGTCACACTTGGTGTACCAGCTGATGTAACAAGTATTGATTTAATAACTATTGTTTCATTGACTGCAGGAATACTAGCACCTAGTGGTGTTAGTGCACTACCACTTGTATTATTATCTATGCCTTTAAATTTATATTGGTTTACTACTGCCATTAATCTAAAAAGAAACTTCTAGCTTCTATCTCCTGTTTTAATTCTTCTTGAAATGTTGTGTTTAATTTCTCAAGAACTGCATCTAAATCTCTAACTAGGGACTGTGATACGTCTTCCTCATATTCTGCACTTGCTCTGGTTAATGTTTGTACTATCTTTGCCATTATAAACTTGCGATGCCTCCATTAGAATATCGAATTCTTCCACCGTTTGCTCTTCTGGATGGATGACCAAGAGAATTTGTTGGACTGGAAACATTATTATCTCTATTACCCTGTGAAGGATTATTATTACCAGCGTTTATATTTTGTAAATTTTTAAATTGATTTTTTTCTATAGTTTTTTGTGCGTTGTAATCTTGAATATTTGCTATTTCTTTGTTAGTTCTATTAAGTATATTTTGATAATATTTGCTATCTTCTTTTTTTTCTAATTTTTTAAGTGCATAATTCTTTTTCTTATTTAACTGTTTTTCATAATCATTGGTTCCAAACATAGACATAGTGTGTTGACCACTTAATACTGAACCAGGTCCATATTGTCCTAAACCACTTGCTGAATTTGTTTGATAATATCCATTTAAACCTTTTACATAATCTATTTGACCTTTAAGAGCTGGATTATAATTACGCGAGCCTGATCTTGTAGGATTATAAGCTCTGCCTAACATCATTGCTCCACCTAATAAAAGACCGGGTCCCATTATTCCTGAACCTGCATTGTTAAAAATTTGATTTACACCGGCTCTTTTAAGCATGTTCATAGGATTAATACTTTGACCGCTAGCTAAATTAATTCCATACTTGGAGTTTCCTTGTTGTTTATTTAAACCTAATAACTCTAGGGCATAATCTATACCCGCTTGAGTAATCTGACCTTTTCCATATTGTAAAGCTATTTGAAATATTTGATCCATTATCTTCTTCCTCCAGCTTGTATGTCTAACCTAAAAGTTCCTAGCTTCCAAGTAGTATCCACAGCTGTGTTAGATATTGTAAGTGCAATTGATCTAGCTCTTGCACGTGTATCTACTTTTGTAGTACTTGATGTTATTGTAAAAGGACCTAGTGATGAACTAGCTGCTGTTTCATTAGGATAATCTCTTAAATCTAATTGCAAAATAGTGTTTCCTGATTGACTAATAAAGTCGGGTATAATTCTACTAACTCTCATTATGTTTTCTCCGTCACCTCTAAGGTCTGCCATGTTAGTGGCTGCGCCTCTAACTACTTTTTGTGTAATGTCATAATCACCAGATGTAATATCAGCTGGAATAGCTGTAGTAACACCAAGTCTTACTTGATTAACTCCTGTTTCGTGTTCATAATAATATGAAATTCCATCTGTATTACCTTCAACATCAAAAGAACTATCTGTTCCTGCATCGTATTGTGTAGCGTGAGGCAATCCAAATACCGCAGAATCTTGCCATGCAGTTCTAATAAATAAACTACTTGCATTTACAAACCATATAGGTCGTTTAGCTGTAGAATCTAGATAACTATATGTAACTGATTGTGTATTTACATTAGAGTTAGCTTCTGGATAAAACCATGTAACTTCACCAAACAAGTTATTAATACCTGCATAAACCATTTGATTAGATGTTGTATTTAAATTGTCATAAACATAATCTTCAACTAAACAATCCATAGATTCTAGTTTACCGGTGTATCTAAAAAAACCATTATCAGACATCCAGTACGCAGCACCATCAACTTCAACGGCTGCATTCTTACCAATCAATCCACAGTTAGTTCCAACTTGTTCGTAAGCAAATGTAAAAGGAGTTCCAACAAATCTCATAGTAAATAAAGATGTATCCGACCAAATATAAATTGCATTTCTACCAAGCTTAGCACCCATGATCCGTGATCCAGCGGCCAGTCTTTGTGTACCAGCACTATTCTCAGCTGTAGGTGTATACTCATTTATATTTTCTTGAGAAGAAAATCTTATAAACATATCATCTTGTGTGGTTTTATCTCCAATAGTTGTTTCTGTACCAAAGAATACTAAGTGCCTGTCAGGAGTTGATACTAACATATCTCTAGACGCTGTAGGTGCACCTGTAATAATTGTAGCTCTTGTTGTTACGGCATTAGTTAGATCTGAATTCCATTCAAAACATTCGCCGTTAAATATTAATGCAATAGCAGTGCTACCTAAATTATCTATAGACCACATTCCGGGTTCTGCAACTTTATCTGTAGTAGAAGCTGCTGATCCCCATCCTGAAAAACCACTGTGATTAGTAACAGTTGCGCTAGTACTGTGAGCAGCTCTGGTTGTTCCTCTAACAGCTCTTGTAATTCCAGTAAAACTTGTAGAAGTAATTCCTGTGTAAGATATTTCTTCGGTTCCTACTTGTATAATATTTGTTCCTGCACTTGGAAATCCTGTTGTGCTGGCCACGTTAATTGTAGTTCCCGTTCCTCCGGTTCCAGCAGCATCATTATTTAATAATCCATTTAATGTAGTTGTTTGTGGGTTTGTAGTTGTTCCACCCCATTGAGAAATACCATAACCAAAAACTCCAACTTGATCTGGTGGTCCTACATGGTAGTATTGAAAATAAGTAATCCCACCTGAAGTTACCGCACCGGCTCCGCCTTCATTACTGGGCATTGTAATAGTTAATGTTGTTCCAGTTGGAACACTTGTTATCATGAATTTTTTATCACAAAAATCTGCAGCACCAAAATTTGAACCTGTAATAGCACTAAATGTAGAAGTATCTCCAAACAAAATAATGTCTCCTACTTCAAAACCATGAGCACTAGAAAAAGTTAAAGTAACAGTCGGTTGTCCATTAGTTGTACTAAAGGCATTTGTAATAGCTGTACCTGATGGATTAGTTAAAGGGTGTATGTCATAATACACATCTCCTGTGTAGGCATACAAAATTCTATTAGTTCCAATTAAAGAATACTTAATACCTGTTTTATTAACCATGTGATGCAAACCTCTAGCTGCACCAGTTAATTTACTATCTCCTAATTGAGACCAACCACCTATTTTTTCGGGCGTACCATACCTAAAGCGTACATTTGTGCCACCAGTCCACTGAGACTCGGCTCCTGTTGACGTAACTTGTTTGTTGAATCCGGGTAAAAAACCTAGTTTTTGTAACATATAAAATCCTGTTTATTAGGTAGTATATCAGATTGTTATTGATTTCAATAGATTTAAAAAGCCCAACTAACAAATGAATATCTAGTGCCTTTAGTACATTCTGTTACTCCATGGGGAAACATAAAATTAGAAGGAAACAATAATATGTCTCCTGTTGTTAAAGGTATTATTTTATCTCTGCAATAAAATTCTGCTCCCTCATAGTCTTCGTTTAAATTTGCTACAATAGATACAATAGGAATACCTTTGACCGTTCCATCAAAAAGCGTATGTATATGATCATAATGACCCCTCATCATAGTTCCTACTTCGTATTTATTAAAACGAATAGAACTAAATCTAGTAAGCCATGTTGGTTTTTCTGTAGGTTTAACACCACCCCAAGTACATTTTTTTTGATATTCTTCTAACGCTTTTACAATAAAAGGTTTTACTTTAACTTCTTGTTCTTTCGAACTTGACATAACATCTAATTCTTTTGTTGATTCAGAAGTAAATTCACCAGTGGTATAATTATTCCATTCATGTTTGTTCCATTTTCTATTGTTACACGTATTAATTAATGATTGACATGTTTTTTTAGGAATATTATTTTTAATTATTATATAATCTTCTATTTGATTCACTGGTTGCCTTGGCCATTATCAAAACTAAAATTTGAAGCTAGAGATATACGTTCAACATCTGATTTAAACGTAGCAACCATATGTACTAACATAGAGGGAAATATAAAAAAATCTCCAGTCTTTGGGTGAAAAATATTACTACCGATAAAACCAGGAAAAGGTGATTGATTAACAAAAGTTAAAGCTCCAGGTCCGCCGCCTCGGTTTGACCATTGTTTTTGTTCTTTTAATAACTTGTCGGGTACATCTAAATACATAACACTAGATAGATCACAAGTCGTGTGTATGTGTGGTGGATTACTATCACCTTTTTTCATATAGTTTACCCACGATTTATTAATAATTAATCGTGGACAATCGGCATTATAGTATTTTTTAGAGGCTTGTTGAAAAGCCACTAAATATTTATCTATAATTTTTGATAATTTTATATGATCCACTGTATACTCGTGATCAATTACACCAGCTAAACCTTTAACGTATAAATTTGATTTTTTTTTATTACAAAGTTTTTTGATAGAGACAATATCTTCTTCTTGTAATGTGGTTTTAAACAACAACGGTCCCCAAAAATAATAACTATATTCTATGTTCATTTTCTTAGTTCCCCATGTTTTGATCAAAAAAATTTAAATTAATAACTATTCTTTGTTTAGAATCAGTTGAAGTTGTACCACAATGTTTTAATCTTCCATCAAATACTATTAATCTATTTGCTTTACTAACTACATTTTTTTTATTTTTTTCAAATATAGTTTTACCGTTATTAGAATTTACATAATATATAGCTGTCCACCATTTGTGTTCCCAAGTATAATCTGAATGATAACCAAAGACAACTGGAGTTTTTGTTTTTAATAATAAATTAGCTTTTATTTTTGCTATCGCTGTCATATTTAATTTATTTATTAGTGGTTTTACTAAATTAAAATTTTCAGAGGTCGGTACCATATTATAAAACTGATGACAAAATTGAAATTGATCTTTAGGGTCGTTAATATTATTTACATACTCATTATAAAACCAGGGAAATAAACATGTATCTCCGCTTAGTTCTTTGTAAATTTCTTGGTGTTCTTCTTTAGTTAAAAAATTATCAATAATTTTTATGTCACTCATTTAAAAATAAGTCCAGTTGCGGAATTCATAAGCCCTACTGTACCTTTAATAAACGTATTAAAAGATAAACTAATTCTAGTGTTGTCTCCTTCATTAGGGGGTACAAAATGAGATAGGGAAGAAGGAAATAATATTACATCATTTGTTTTAACAGGAATAGTCCAGGTTAAAGAATTAAATACATTGTGTTCTTTCACTTCTGGTCGAATTATTTTATAACTATGATTAACAAAAGAAATTTTATCTAAAGTTTCATGACATTGAACATACACCACACCCGATATGTAAGAGTTTGGATGATTGTGTTCATGATGAAATTTACCTGGTTCAGAATAGTTAAGCCATGATTGAGTAATATACGGAGTTATGTCATCAGGAGAACATATTATTTTATCAAAGTAATCTTGTAATATTAACTCTAATTCTTTTTTTAAATCTTTAAGTTCTTTTTTATTCAAAATAAATTTATTTTCGGAAGGAGCGTACAGTTTAGAATACGCAGGACCTAAAATTTTTTTAGCAAGATTTTTACTTTTCGAATCTGTGCCTATTTGGGAAGCTTTTTCTTGATTAATAATAAAATCTATTTTTTTTTTAGAAAAACAATTTTTTAATTTAGTAGTATAAACAGGGGTTTGAAATATTCCTGTAATATTGGACTCAATATCTTTCATTTATAATATTATACTTTCTAATATTTAATATATCAACCTATATCTGCAATAATTCTATCTAAAACTTCTTGATTAAATTCTAAACCCCATTCTTGACAATAGGTCATGTCATATCCTTCTGGTACAGAACTTAATAACTCTACATGATCTTCTTCAGGAGTATATACTTCATCAGAAATAAATAAATAAGAACTACAATCTGAAGCTTGTGCTACCGCTACAATTGATCTTTCTTTTTTATTGTTTTCTGATCCTAAAAAAGCTTCCCAGTTACTTGCTTCTAATTTATATAGCTTCTTCATCTTCAATTCCTTTTAGTTCTATTTTTAATTGTGAGTTAATATTACTGGTAAGTATCTTAGATTCTTTAGGTATCATCCCTACTGCTTTTAATGCATTCCAAGTTTGAGGATTTCTCATAGCAGTTCTTATTTTTGCTGGAGAAGGTCTACCATTTGCAATCATTTCAGATTGTATGTCTTTACCAAGAGCAACAGTAAATTCATTTACTGCATTAGCTTCATACATTTGTTCATTTGAATACCCTTTAATTCTTGTAGGTTCTGCAAGAACAAGAAGTTCTTTTATTAATTTTTTTAGAATTTTAATTTCTTCATTATTAAGATCATAGGCTTCTTTTTGAATTATATGAGCGGATTTCATTTCTATAACTTGAGCTTCAAGCTCTAAAATTTCATGCTTTAATCCCTCACCTCCATTTTGTAAATGTTTTAATTTAGCATACAGCGCTTCTTTTTTTAACATACCCGCTTTTTCAAGCATTCCAGCCTGTATTCTTCCTTCTAAAAATCCTTGTAATGTTTTAATTTTTTCCCAAGGTGTTTCACCTATTACTTGATAACGATAATTAAATTCTGTGTTAAATTTTGATGGCATAATTTTATACCCCTATTCCACAAGCTGAAACGCCTGTTCTAGCTGTTCCGACACCTGTTACATCAGTTCCTACAGCTCCAGAAGAACTTACTAAATTTGATACAGCTGTGTAAGCACCCGGAGCACCATACGCAAATATTCCTTTGTCTCCGCCATAGCCACATCCTCCCATACCTGTTCTAGCTGTTCCGACACCTGATGTATCCGTTGCGACTACTCCACTAATATTTACTTTATTAGATATATTATAATAGGGAGCGGGGGCAACTCCTGTTCCATAAGCTGCAACGCCTAAACCCACACCATATCTAGAAGCTGCTCCTGAACCTCGAGCAGTTCCGACACCGGTAACATCCGATGCAACAACTCCTTCAGTGCTAACTATATTAGACATATTTTGTGCCGCGGGAGTGTTTCCATAAACCATTAGACAATTAGAATTTTCATTTCCAAATGGAACTCCACAAGGTCCGGCTCTCCCTGTTACACCTGACGCTTTTGCAGTATCAGCGGATACAATACCTACATCAGAAATTAAATTTGTTATTCCTGAATAACCATCACCTGTACGTCCACCAAAAAAAGCTCCTCCTTTATTTCCACCATAGCCTACTCCAACCACATATCCACCCGTTGCACCACTTACCGCAGCAGTATCGGTAGCTACAAGACCTGCACCATTAACTTTATTAGTTAATGCAACAAAAACTCCGGTTTGTCCAAAACAACAAATTCCATTTTCAAAACCAAATGTAGATCCTGAATCATATCCCATAGCTCTAGCGGTACCAACACCTGTTTGATCGGTTGATACAACTCCTGAAGTATTAACTAAATTACTAATATTTACTGAGGGTGCCTTATAACCGAAAGCAAATATTCCTAGTTGTGTGGGTGAATAACTTAACGCACTACCTCCAGCACCAAATCCTAAAACTTGATAGCCAAAAGATTTACCTCTGTTATAGGGTTTCTTTGAACTTTTACCGTAATGATAATTGTCTAAATTATAAAAATCTCTCATATCTAAATTTCTTAAGCATCGTTAGCTGCATCAGTAGTAAAGAATATTTTGATACCTAGAACTCTTGCGTCGGCACTAAACGTATCTCCACCTGCGTTTGCATCTCTAAATAATTGAAAGTAAGTTAATTGATCTACTGCAGGAGATCCTGCAATTGTAACTGCACTACTTACAGCTGAAACTTGTTGATCTTCAACTGTTCCTATACCAGCATCTGTAATATTTACTGCTGTTCCGTAAACAACATCAATAGTATCATTGTCACCAACAGCTACACCTTGCAAACCAAAAATACAGTCACCTGTATTTGTAGAAGCTGGTGTCCAATATACTTGATAAGTTACTGTACCTTCATTCCATGATTTAGGAAAAGCTACTGAAAATTGTGCAAATTCATCTGTACCTGCATCAAAATCTAATACTTTCATATCAGGTCTTGTTGCTGTTGTTTCAACTTGTTGTGCGTCTGCTGGGTTAGTTGTAGCTCCATACATTGCTGAAGATGGAACCCACATAGTCTCCAGTCCTGCAATTTTAACTGCAGCTGTCGCACTTTTAAGTACACCTGTTCCCTTAGGGTTAATATTAATATCAACATTTGTTTCACCTGTTGATGATAAAGTTGGACCAGCACCTGAAGCGGCATTTGCTAATGTAAATTCATTAACTGCTGAACCCGTAGCTGTAAGTAAAGCTAATTCGTTTCCGTTAGTATCTAAAATTGAAGTTCCAATTTTAGGTGATGTTAAAGTTTTGTTTGTTAAAGTTTGTGTTCCTGTAAGAGTTACTTCATTAGCCTCACCTATAGTTGCTTCATAAACACCTGTATTAGTTGCTACACCATCTACATATATAAGTTTCCATCCTTTGTTATCAGTTGCAAAAGTAACTGTTGCTCCTGAACCTGATACGGCTTTAAGTTGTAATGTTTCTGCATTAGTAGTGCTATTTTTAATAAAATAAAAATTTTCTGTAAGAAGAGGAAATGTTAAAATTCTTGATCCTGTAAGAGCACCTGTTAAT